GTTCAGAAGCGGGGGGTTTGTGCGTACGGCGTTAGATGAACCCGAAGAGGTTAAATACTTCAAAGCAAAGCGGCGTCAAGCCTACTACTAAAGGATTAGGATATGGTTACTCAGAAATTTATGGGTAAGGGGCAGTTGGTAGACCGGCTTGCAGCACAGGTTGGGGACAGGGCTATGGCGATAAAGATACTGCAACAACGGGGGCAGATGAAAGAGGACGGCAAAACTCTCACACAAGCAGGGCAAGCACGTAATGCTATGACTGCTGAAGAACGCGCTAAAGACCGGGAATCAAAACGTACAGGTAAGTCTGAAAAAAAGCTTACGTACAACCCGAAAACAAATCGGGCAACGATAAGGAAATAATATGGCAACAAACATGGATAAAGGTTTGTATCAGGCCCCGCAAGGGTTGGACACTTTGGGGGATATAGATACAGAACAAGGGTTGCAGATTGATATCGTTAACCCAGATATGGTTACGTTGGATGACGGCAGTGTTGAGATTACGATAGCCCCGGGCGAAGAAGAAGGGGAAAGTGAGTTTGACGAGAACATTGCAGAAACAATGAACGCAGGAGAACTAGCGATGTTTGCTAGTGAGTTGGTTGAGGATATTGATGCGGACTTGAATGCGAGAAAAGAGTGGGCAGACACTTTTGCAAAAGGGCTGGAAGTTGTTGGGTTTAAGTATGAAGAGCGCACCCAGCCGTGGGACGGGGCGTGCGGTGTGTATTCTACGATACTAGCTGAAGCTGCCATAAGGTTTCAAGCTGAAACCATGAGTGAGACGTTTCCCGCCGCTGGGCCGGTGAAGACCAAGATTATTGGTAAATCTACCAAAGAAAAAGAAGAAGCGGCTGTTCGTGTTGGTGAGGACATGAACTATCAGTTGACCGAGAAAATGATCGAGTACCGCAGTGAGCACGAACGCATGCTCTATAGCCTTGGGTTGGCGGGTTCGGCGTTCAAGAAAGTTTATTACGACCCCACCCTTGAGCGGCAGGTATCTCTGTATGTACCGGCGGAGGACGTGATTGTGCCTTACGGTGCCTCACATATCGAGATGGCTGAACGCGTTACGCACATCATGCGCAAGACCAAGAACGAAGTCAAGGAACTTCAGGTCAGTGGGTTTTATCGTGATGTAGAACTAGGCGAGCCTGAGACATTTTTCAGTGAGATTGAAAAGAAAAAAGCCCGGGAAGGCGGGTACGTGCTGTCAAACGATGACCGGTACACCTTGTACGAAATCCATGCCGACTGTTGCTTGCCGGGGATAGATGAAGAAAGTGAGGATGAGGACAAGGAGCTTGCCAAGCCTTACGTTGTGACAATAGAAAAAGGCACGGGCGAAGTGTTGGCTATCCGGCGTAATTGGGAGCCAGAAGACCCCCTGAAACTCAAGCGCAACCACTTCGTACATTATGTATATGTACCCGGGTTTGGGTTCTACGGGCTTGGGTTGATACACATCATCGGTGGTTACGCCCGTGCGGGTACGGCCATCATCAGGCAGTTGGTTGATGCTGGAACCTTGTCTAACCTGCCCGGGGGCTTGAAGTCTCGTGGATTGCGCGTAAAGGGTGACGATACACCGATAGCTCCGGGAGAGTTTAGAGACGTAGATGTCCCAAGCGGGGCCATCAAAGATAACATTATGACCCTGCCATATAAAGAACCGTCTCAGGTCTTGGCAGGGCTGTTGGATAAAATAACGGACGAAGGCCGTCGTCTTGGGGCTATCAGTGACATGAACATCTCCGACATGAGCGCACAAGCTCCGGTTGGAACGACATTGGCGTTGTTGGAGAGAACTTTAAAGCCAATGGCGGCGGTGCAAGCCCGGGTTCACTTTGCCATGAAGCAGGAGTTCAAGCTGCTCAAAGGCATTATTTCGGACTTCGCGCCGGAGGACTATCAGTATGAGCCGGAGACAGGGGTATCTCGCGCCCGTAAAGCTGACTACGCGATGGTTGACGTTATACCGGTTAGCGACCCCAACAGCAGCACAATGGCCCAACGGGTGGTGCAGTATCAAGCGGTATTTCAGATGGCGCAACAAGCCCCGCAGATTTATGACTTGCCGTACCTGCACAGGCAGATGATTGAAGTTTTGGGTATTCGTAATGCAGACAAAATTGTGCCCACGACTGAAGATCAGAAACCGCGTGATCCTGTGTCTGAGAACATGGCGATACTGGTTGGCAAGCCGGTCAAGGCGTTTATATACCAAGACCACGACGCGCACATCACTACCCACATGAGTTTCATGCAAGACCCGATGATTGCCCAGACTATTGGGCAGAACCCGATGGCGCAGCAGCTTATGGCCGCATCCCAAGCGCACATTGCCGAACATCTGGCCTTTAGTTATCGCAAACAGATTGAAGACAAGCTTGGGGCCCCGCTACCCGCGCCCGATGCACCGTTGCCTGAAGAAATTGAAGTGTTGTTGGCTAAGTTGGTGGCTGAGGCAGGTAAACAACTCACTCAAGCTCATCAACAGCAAGCGGCTCAACAACAGGCACAGCAACAAGCCCAAGACCCCATGTTTCAGTTGGAGCAAGCCAAGGTCCAAGTTCAGCAGTCTGAAGTCCAACGCAAAACCCAGAAAGATCAATCCGATGCTCAGATTGCAGCCGCTAAATTGCAGTTGGATAAACAGCGGGTTGAGGTGGACATGCAAAAAGAGATGGCACGGGTTCAGTCGCAGCATCAACAGAATGAGTCCCGCGTGCAGTCTCAAGAGCGTCAAAACCAACTTCGCTCACAATCACAGACCGAACAGGCCCAGAGCAAGCTCAAGTTGGATGCAATGAAACTGTTGCATGAAACCTCTAAACCCCAAGTAAAGCCAAAACAACCAAAGGAATAACCGGTGGCAAAGACCGTCTTTGACGTGCTGATAGAAAAATACGAGGAAGATGTTGCTTCCTCTGCGGACTTCTTGATAAACGGTGGAGTTAAAGACTACGCCGAATATCGTGAGGTGGCGGGTCGTATCCGGGGTCTACGACTTGCTATCCAAGCAACTAAAGACCTTTCGCGTTCTCAAATGGAAGAAGATGACGATGACTGAGCAAACCGCTATTACCGACGAAGAATTGGAGCAACAACTTCCAAAACCCGTTGGTTACAAGTTGCTGATTGCGCTACCGCAGGTGGAAGAAACTTTTAGTGACGCAGGGATTGTTAAAGCTGACAGGACTATGTACGAGGAAAAACTGATGACTGTTGTTGGTTTGGTCTTGGATATGGGCGAACAAGCATATGCCGACGTAGAACGCTATCCGACGGGCCCGTGGTGTAAGGCGGGGGATTACGTGCTGTTTCGGGCAAATTCTGGCACTCGCTTTAAAGTTAATGGAGTGGAGTACCGCCTGATGAATGATGACAGTATCGATGCCATCGTAGCTAATCCGCACGGTGTAACTCGTGCATAAGGAGCATTAAATGCCATTTGAAAGAGTGCAATTTGAGTTCCCTAACCCGGACAAAATAGAGAATCAGCCAGCCGTTGAAGGCGAAGACGACATTAAAATCGTTATCGACGGCCCCGATTCACCGTTAGAAAGTGCTTCGCCGCCGCAAGAACCTGAAAAACAAGCAGAAAAAGCGGTAGAAATCGAGGTAATTGATGACACTCCCAAGGAAGACCAAGGTAAGAAACAGTCCAAACCTCCGGACGAAATTACCGAAGAAGAACTTGAGAGTTACTCGGAGAAAACCCGTAAGCGCATCAAGCACTTCAGTAAAGGCTTCCACGACCAAAGGCGCATTGCTGAAGCGGCCCAACGCGAAAAAGATGAGGCTCTTCGGGTTACCAAACAGCTCATGGAGGAGAATAAGCAGCTTAAGGGTACTGTTAGCAAAAATCAAGAAGTTCTCCTTGCTCAAGCTAAGAAAGAAGTAACCGGCGAAATTAATGTAGCAAAGTACCAATATAAGCAAGCTTATGAAGCAGGGGACTCTGATGCAATTATCAAAGCGCAGGAGGATTTAACTTCTGCTAAGATAAAAGCAGATAAGATAAATAATTTTACGCTCCCCCCTGTACAAACAGCAGAAAGTAGTGTAGAACAGCAAGCAATCGCCCCGCAAATGGCTGTGGATTCAAGGGCTTTGGATTGGCAAAAAGACAATCCTTGGTTTGGGCCTGATGATGAAATGACTCATTTTGCTTTGGGGTTGCACCAAAAATTGGTGAAGCAGGGCGTCAGCCCTCAATCTGACGAATACTACGAGAAGATTAATTCTCGTATGCGCCAAATCTTTCCTGATAATTTTGAGGGAACAGAGGAAGCAGTTGAGCCAGCGGAACCGCGTCGTAGAAATGTAGTGGCACCTGTAACACGCAGCGTTGCGCCTAGGAAAATCACGCTGACGAAGACACAAGTTGCCTTAGCTAGACGGTTAGGACTTCCGTTGGAACTTTACGCCAAACAGGTTGTAGAAGATATGAGGAAACAAAATGGCTGAGAACAGACTTGCTCGTGAACTAGAAACCCGTGAAAAGACTGAACGCAATCGTAGTTGGGTCAAGCCGGATGTACTGCCTAATCCAATTGCCGAACCGGGATATGATTTTCGCTGGGTACGCTTAAGCACGCGTGGGGAATCCGATCCCATGAATGTTTCTCTCAAGCTTCGTGAAGGTTGGGAGCCTGTTAAAGCTGTAGATCACCCCGAGGTGTTTTTGTCCGCCGTTGAAAACGACCGGTTCAAAGACAATATCGTGATTGGTGGACTCATGCTTTGCAAGATGCCAGCGGAAATAAATAATGAACGTCGCGCCTACTTCCAAGACGTGACTAATAAACAGATGCAGTCGGTGGATAATAATCTCATGCGGGAAAACGATCCTCGGATGCCACTTTTCAAAGACCACCGGACCAAAGTTACGTTTGGCACCGGAGCTTAATTTTAGGAGTTCTATATGGCTTATCCTACTGTTTCAGCACCGTACGGGCTAATCCCCGTAAATCTGCTGGGTGGACAGGTTTTTTCCGGTTCGACCCGGCAAATTCCGATTCAAACGGCGCACGGCACCAGCATTTACTTTGGTGATGTGGTTTTGATGTCTTCCAACGGCTGTATTACCACCGCTGTGTTGACCGTCACTACCGTTAACGTAGTTGGTATTTTCATGGGTTGTAGCTACATCAACTCCTTGGGCCAACGCGTTTACTCGCAATACTTCCCCGCTCTGACGACCGGCACCCCGGACACCTCGACCGCTATCTCTGCGTATGTTGCGGATGATCCCGATCTGGTGATGAAGACCGCAATTGTTTCTGGCACCACTACTGTTGCACAAGCTACCCGTGCAAACTTGGTTGGCGGAAACGCCGCGCTGGTTCCTAACGCTGGCAGCACGACCACCGGCAACAGCGCACATTGTGTACTGAACAGCACTGCAACTACGGCAGCAATTCCGTTTAAAGTTGTGGATGTCGTGCCTGATACCGCTCCAGCGACCGGTTCCTTTGTCGAAGTTCTGGTGTCATGGAACCAAGGCATTCATCAATATCGCCTTGCAACCGGCGTTTAAGGAGAATAACAAATGGCTATTTCACGCGCACAACTACTGAAAGAACTCCTTCCGGGGCTTAATGCTTTGTTTGGTCTGGAGTATAAAAAGTATGGCGAAGAGCACAAGGAGATTTATGAAACTGAAACCTCCGAGCGTTCCTTTGAAGAAGAAACGAAACTGTCTGGGTTCTCCGCTGCTCCGGTCAAGAATGAAGGCGCGGCTATTGCGTACGATAATGCGCAAGAAGCTTGGACTGCTCGTTACCAGCACGAAACCATTGCTATGGGCTTTTCGCTGACTGAAGAGGCAATTGAAGACAACCTGTATGACAGTCTCTCAAGCCGCTACACGAAGGCACTTGCTCGTGCTATGGCGTACACCAAGCAGGTTAAGGCTGCTGCAATCCTGAACAACGCCTTTTCCGGTGGTCCGACCTACGGTGACGGTGTGGTTCTGTGCAGCACTTCCCATCCTTTGGTGTCCGGTGGAACCAACAGCAACACCCCTTCAACTCAAGTTGATTTGAACGAAACCTCCCTTGAGGCGGCGGTAGTGCAAATTGCTGGTTGGACGGATGAGCGTGGGCTGTTGATTGCCGCCAAGCCTCTGAAGCTGGTTGTCCCGCCGTCGTTGATGTTTGTGTCCGAGCGCCTGTTGAAGACGCCGGGACGTGTTGGCACCGCTGACAATGACATTAACGCTCTGAAATCAATGAGTTCGGTTTCGGAAGGCTTTTGCGTTAACCACTATCTGACGGACACCAACGGTTGGTTCCTGACGACGGACGTTCCGAACGGCTTGAAGCACTTCGTTCGTATGCCGCTGGCTAACAGCATGGACGCAGACTTCGACACCGGTAACAGCCGCTATAAGAGCCGTGAGCGTTACAGCTTTGGCGTTAGCGACCCGCTGGGCATTTTTGGTTCGTCTGGTTCGTAGTAGTATGTAGTATGATGTAAAGGTGGATGGTTAGAGTGAAGCCCTAGCCATTAAATGAAAGCTAAAAGCGTCCACCTGTTTTATATCTGGGTACTTTTTTACTTGCGCAGACTGCCCCAGCAGACGTTGTAGAGACGGCGTAAGTTTGTGCTACAACACAGGAGATTCACATGGCTTTGACCACATTTCAAGGGCCGGTACGTTCGCTTAACGGCTTCTATACTCAAGGGCCGGGTAACGTCATTACCCTTGGCGCTACCGCAACTCTTACTGTCGCCGCTCACGCTGGACGGATTCTGCTGGTTCCGGCGACCTGCGCGATTACGCTTCCGGCAGTTAATGCTTCGTTGAACCCCGTGACCTCTGGCCCCGGCTCTGATCCGAATACTTTAGACAACCTTGGCGCTATCTTCACGTTTATCTTTACCGCAGCTTCGGCTGGTGCGACTGCCCAGACCATTACTTGCGCTGGTAGCGATGTTTACACCGGTCAAATTCTGGTTGCGGGGACGACTTCGATGGCATTCAACTCAACCGCTGGCACAATCATTACGCTGAATGCAACAACTTCGGGTGGCGCTGCTGCTGGTAGCCGCTTGACGTTGATGCCTTTTGCCGCTGCTAAATGGCTGGCTGATGGTTCGTTTGTGGGTTCTGGCACTGTTGTTACGCCCTTCTCCTAACCTTCAGGGGGCTTCGGCCCCCTTGTTTAACTTCAAGGAGATTTGGCTATGCAAACAGATGTACTAGCAAGCGTACCCCTTACGTCAAGTGGTCAATTTACTGATCAGGCAACCAATAATATTGCGCGTTGCAGGGTTAAATCAATTTATATTGTCCCCTCCGCTACAGCAGGGAGTCTTATCCTTCGGGATGGGGGTTCAGGTGGCGCGATTAAAGCGACAATCAATACTGTTGCTTCTGCTTCTCAACCAACATATATGTTGATGCCCGGTGAAGGGTTGTTGTTTCAAACCGCCGTATATGGAACGGTGTCAAACCTTGGTTCAGCAACCATAATTTACGGATAACTAATGCCAACCCAAAAAGGCTTCGATCTGGCGGGTAAGAAATTGATGATAGGGCTTCCCGCCTATGACCACAAAGTAACTGTAAGTATGGCTGTGTCACTTATGAAACTCAGCCAAATGGTATTGCAACACGGGATTGAAATACAAGTCAACAGCATCTGTGGTTGTTCTGTTGTTTCTCGTGCGCGGAACGTCATAGCGAAACAGTTCTTGGAGTCTGATTGTGACCACCTGATGTTTATTGACGCAGACATGACGTTTGAACCTGAGTCAGTAATTCGGTTGATGGCATGGAATCAAAACCGTGGGGTTGTTGCCGGTGCTTATGTAGCTCGTAAAGAAGCCAAGACTTATATCTTGTCAATTGACGGGGGCACTGGAATCAACGGAACTCATGGCAAGATCACGATGGATGAAGATGGTCTTGTCAGGGCATATCGCGTAGCGACAGGCTTTATGATGATTCAAAAGCAAGTCTTTACCAAGTTGGCGGAAATGCATCCTGAGTGGAAACACATGGATACCAACAGCCCCCAAATGCTCTATAGTTTCTTTGACTTCAAAGTTACTCCTGAAGGTATGATTGGAGAAGATTTCCTTTTCTGTGATCGTGCGCGGGATGCTGGGTTTGAAGTGTGGATCGACCCAACGATTAAATTGGGCCATATGGGTGTTATCGAACACAAGAGCGATTTTGGTAACGACGTTTTGTACCCCTCTATGATATCGAATAGAACCATGAGCGAGGCCGCATGACACAAGCATGGACAAGAAAAGAAGGAAAGAACCCCAATGGTGGGCTGAACGCGAAGGGGAGGGCATCGTACAACGCAGCCAACCCCGGAAAACCCGGTTTGAAAGCGCCTCAACCAGAAGGTGGGTCGCGCAAAGCTTCCTTCTGTGCAAGGATGACGGGGATGAAGAAGAAGCTAACATCCGCAAAGACAGCGAATGATCCCGATAGCCGGATAAACAAAAGCCTTCGGGCTTGGAAATGTTGAGTAATGCACGAACAATCGGAAACTGTTGAGCGCGATGGCAAGTTCTTTAATGTGTATGGGGCTGCTACACCAAAAGCTGGGAAAGTTTTACCCGGAGAACCTGCCTACAATACGGTAAAAGAAGCGGTAACCGCCGCAAAAAACAGATCAGAACGCTATGGGCGTGAGCATAACCCGGAGGGTAATAACATGGTTTCACCAAGTCAGTCAGATGTTCGCAAAATAGATAACGAAATGGCCAAGAAAGCGGAGAAACCCCCTTCAAATTTGCAAGATGTAAAAGACCAAAAAATGCGTGAGAAGGAAGATGCTGCTCCTACCACAAGAACTAATATGGGAAAAATGTTTGCAAAAGGCGGCAAGATCAAACGGTATAGCGGAGAAGATGACAGCGATGTCAGAACGCCCGAAGGCGAATTTAAAATGTCTGGGTTGGGCGATAGAACCATTGCGGAAACCAACGCTACCGAAGCAGGTTCTGCGATGCCTGCTGAAAAACCAAAAGGTTCGGTTGACTTTAACCAGCGTTTCCGCGAGGAAATGAAACGCTTTAAAGACGAAGGCGGAGACAAGTCTTTTGAGTACAACGGCAAAAAGTACGCTTTGGAGTACGCAAAGCCAAAAGCCGCTGCCCCCGCTGCCCCCGCAAAAGAACGGTTTGCTAGGGCAGTAACTGGTATTACTTCCTACGATTCAACTAGGAAAGACCGCGAAGCCAAGCAAGATAGGGATATGGGTATTGCTAATGAAAAAGCAATGGCTAAAGATAAAGGCCCCAATCTTCCCGCGTACCGCGCCATGAAACCTCTTCGTCGTGGTGACAGTATGAAAACTGGCGGCGCTATCAAGAAGTACGCCTCTGGTGGTTCCATTCGTGGGGACGGTATTGCGCAACGCGGGAAAACCAAAGGACGGATGATCTAATGCCTAGCACCTCAGCCAAACAACATCGTTTCATGGAAGCAATAGCCCATAACTCTGCATTTGCAAAGAAGGCTGGTGTTTCGCAATCCGTAGGTAAAGACTTCTCTGCTGCTGATAAAGGCAAGAAATTTACTGGTATGAAGGGCGGTGGAAGAACTCGCCGGTTTGATGAGGGTGGAGAAATTTCGGAAGAACAAGCAAAATGGCTTGGGAAAGCAGATCAAAAAGACCCTATTATTATGGCCCGTATGAGGGCAGCGGTTCCTGATAGGCCCCGCGCTACTCCAGCCCCCGTAGAAGAACGTAATGTAAACAGAGTTGGGTCTACCTTTGGGGAGCCTGAAGTTTCTCCTCCTCCTCGCGCCCTACCCCCCACCGCTAATACCCCAGCCCCCATAAGTGAAGAAATCAAAGATGAAACTGGGAAAGTCAGTAATATAAGACGTAACTTAGAGACAGGTGACCTATACAACTCTGTAGGTGGCCCTTCAAAACGTGCCGCTGCCCCCGTTCCTAAACCCAAACCTAAAGTCACGCCTACACCTGAACCAGCACCTGCGGCTCCTAAAAGGATGCGGGATATTGACGTTACTGGGTTTGGTAAAGGGCGTATGCCCGTTGCTACGGATTTGATGGATACTGTAGTCAAAAGAAAACGCAATATTGGGGATGAGTTTGCGCGTCCTCCAGCAGAAATTGTACGGCGGCAAAGAGAAAAAGTAGAACCTTCTTTGCTTCGTAAGTTTTCAGATCAGTATCAAGGGCTAAAAAAAGGCGGGATGCCAATGGAATCTAAAGACATGGTGCGTAAAGAAGTAGATTTTTTTAAGAAAAAAGGCGCTCCTAAGTCAATGATTGCCCATGAAAAAGCAGAGATGAAGGGCTATGCTAAAGGCGGTGGTATTGAGTCACGCGGCAAAACCAAAGGAGCTATGGTTCGTATGGCTACCGGCGGTTCCGTTAGCTCCGCGTCCCGTCGTGCGGATGGTATTGCTCAACGTGGCAAGACCCGCTGCTGATATGCGCCCCTCCCGTGGGATGGGGGATATGAACCCCAACAAGATGCCTACAGGCAAGCGCAAAGCCAGACGCGACAATACTGATTTCACTCAGTATGCGTCTGGCGGCGGGGTTAATGCTGCGGGTAAACAGTTTGTATCTCAGCCCAAAAGCATAGCTAGAAAAACAGCAGGGTATAGATAATGACTACTTCCGGCTCAACTGGGTTTACCCTTGACTTTGCAGAGATTGCTGAAGAAGCGTGGGAACGTGCTGGGCAGGAGATGCGGACGGGCTACGATCTTAGGACGGCCCGTCGTTCCATGAATTTGATGACCATAGAGTGGCAGAACCGTGGCATCAACATGTGGACAATAGACCAAGGGGCGCTAACTCTAACGGCGGGATTAAGCACCTACGCCCTACCTTTGGACACTATTGATCTGATGGATCATGTTATCCGTACGGGAAGTAACACCGCATCCACTCAGGCCGACCTATCTATAACGCGTATTAGCATGCCTACATACGCAACGATTCCTAATAAGTTAGCCACAGGTAGGCCCATTCAAGTTTGGGTTCAACGGTTGTCTGGGGTACTTTCTCCTACAAACGCAACGCTAAACGGTACGATTACTGCAACCACAACTACTATTACGCTGTCTACAGTCGTAGGGCTCCCCGGTGCAGGGTTCATCAGGATTGATTCTGAGGACATTTACTACGGTTATTTGAGCGGCAATACATTAGGTGGGGTTTTCAGGGCGCAAAACGGTAGCACCGCAGCCTCGCATACTACTGGGGCGGCAGTGTATAACCCCAACTTACCGGCAATTACCGTTTGGCTGACCCCAGACAACACCCAGACATATCAGTTTATCTATTGGCGGATGCGGCGGATACAAGATGCGGGGGCCGGAGTGCAGACCGCTGACATGAATTTTAGGTTTTTGCCCTGTGTTGTGGCGGGTTTAGCCTACTACATTGCCATGAAAGTACCCGATTTGGCCCCTCGTTTGGACATGCTCAAACAGGTATACAACGAGCAGTTTGACCTTGCAGCGGGGGAAGATAGGGAAAAAGCAGCGATTCGGTTTGTACCGCGTCGGATGTATATTAGCGGCGGCGGTTAATGGGTAACAGGTATGCTTCAGGCAAAACAGCGATTGCGATATGCGACCGTTGTGGGTTTCGTTATTTGTTGCGAGACTTGAAAACCCTGATTATTAAAACTAAGAACGTCAACCTTTTGGTGTGTAACGCGTGTTGGGAACCCGATCAACCCCAGTTGCAGTTGGGTATGTATCCGGTAGACGATCCTCAAGCGTTAAGAAACCCGCGCACGGACACGACCTACCAGACTTCTGGGGCGCTCTCCGATGGGTCTTTGGGAGATGGTAGTAGGCAGATTCAGTGGGGGTGGAATCCAGTTGGTGGGGCTTCATTGAATGACGCGGGGCTAACCCCGAACGACTTGACGTTAAATATGCAGTTAGGCACCGTAACCGTGGTTACGACATAGGAGCTATTATGAATAAGTATCTATCTGGTGGGGATGTCAAGCAAGTTAAGAAGATTGCCGACAAAGAAGTCAAAGGACATGAAAAGAGATTGCATGGCATGAATTCAGGCGGCGTAGTTGTGCGCGGCGGAAAAGCCCAAACCAAGGGTAAAATGGCCCGTGGCCCAATGGGTTAGGAAGTAGTCCATGAATTACGCTGCTCTTTGCACCAATATACAGGATATCACTGAGAATACGTTCACAGCGGATCAACTCGCCATGTTTACGCAACAGGCGGAGCAAAAGATTTACAACACGGTGCAAATTGCTAACTTGCGTAAAAATGTCACTGGGACACTAACAAGCGGAAACAAGTATCTTGCGGCTCCGTTAGATTTCCTGTCTGTCTATTCTTTAGCGGTTTATCCAACTAGCGGAGACTATACATATCTTCTTAATAAGGATGTGAACTTCCTCCGGGAAGCTTTTCCCGGGTCTACCGGCGGAACAGGGTTGCCCAAGTATTATGCAATATTTGGCCCCGCTTCCAATGATGTTACTGAATTGACTCTGATTGTTGGCCCGACACCGGATGCCACTTATAACGCAGAGCTTCACTACTATTATTATCCAGAGTCCATTGTCACAGCTAGTACGACTTGGCTTGGAGACAACTTTGATTCAGCGTTACTCAATGGTGCATTGATTGAAGCTATCCGGTTTATGAAGGGAGAAGCTGATGTTATTGCCAATTATGAAACCCTGTACGTGGCTTCGTTGAAGATGCTGAAAAACCTTGGGGATGGTAAACAACGTCAAGATGCGTATCGTTCCGGGCAAGTTAGGAATACGGTCTCCTAATGTCAATTGTACAAACACTAACTACCAGCTTCAAGGGGCAACTCCCCCTTGCGGTACACGATTTCACGACCGACACGATGAAGATGGCGTTGTATGTATCCACAGCCAGTCTTGGTTCTGATACAACGGTCTACACGACCAACGGGGAAATCACAGGCACTGGTTACGTAGCGGGTGGGGTTGTATTGACTGGGGTTACCGTGCTGACATATAGCACAACGGTGTACATAAACTTTGATAATCCTGCGTGGGCTGGGGCTTTGACTGCACGGGGGGGGTTGATCTATAACGCCTCCAAAGGAAACAAATCGGTTGCAACCATAAATTTTGGCGCGGACAAAACATCCACCACGACGTTTACTGTACAAATGCCAGCGAACACTTATACCTCTGCGCTCATTCGTATATAGGAATTTATATGCTAGT